TGGACGCTGCAATCGAGGATTCGAGTGAACGGATGCAGGAAGCCGACCCCGATTACGAGTTGTTTGGTGGTCGCCCGAACGACGATTACGAGCGGATGTACACCGCAGGCGAGGCGATGATTAACGCAGTATATGTGATGCAATCGGATGTTGAGCAGCAGGAAAACATCACGATGGCGATTCGACTTATCCAAAAGGCGCAGGAAATCGGATGACCCGCACCTGTAAGCAATGCGGTCAGAAATTTTTCGGCGCGTCGAGCATCCTTCAACATCGCAGCGGTGCCTGCGGTAGCGAGGAACTGCTGAAGTCTCGCGGCTGGGTTAAAACCCGCGCAGGATGGGTATCGCCACAACGCGCAGCGCACGACAAACGCCGTGGAGTTTGAGCGGCTGATGAAAAACCGGGATGCGCCGCACATTGATTACGGCGCGTTTCTTGGGCTGCTGCCGAACAACCAAAAAGTTTGCCCGTGCAACATCGACGGCATTATCGAAAGGAGGGGAAAATTCCTTGTGCTTGAATGGAAGCGCGAGGGAGAGGGGATGTCGGAGGGGTTACGCCGAACCCTACAGGCACTTGCCGGTACGCCGGGGTTTCAGGTGTGGGTGGTGCGCGGCGATACGGACAACGGGCTACGCATCGGACGGTTTTACTCGGTGCCACCTTTCGGCAAACCAAAGTTGTTAGGCGAAGGCGTGGATGAGTTCATTGCGGTGTACCGGCTGTGGTATGAGTACGCCGACGGGGTTTTCTGATGCGCTACGCCGCTCGCCGGGATGCGAACGATGCCGCCATCACCGCAACCGTGCGTAAGGCAGGGTTTACCGTCTACGACCTTGGGTTAGCAGGGCAGGGAGTACCGGACAAACTGGTGGTTGCCCCCGGCTTTGCAGCGTTCCTCGAAATTAAGACCCCAAAGGGTAAGTTGAGAAGGGGTCAAGAACGCTTCCAGATGGCGTTTGAGCCGCTTGGGATGTGGTACCTAGCCCGTGACCCTGCCGAGACGGTTGCGTGGCTTCAGGCGCGGCTGACGACGACCCAGAAGCCTTGACCCATTAACTGATGGTGTTGGAGGTGGTGGATGTGGAACCGCTCACAGAGGCGGGGAAGCCACCACCGCGCAGGCTCTTGGATGAGGTGGGCGTTCCTGCCATCCGATAACACCTTGCCAGCCGCCCCCGTGTGGACGCTGAAGAAACCCAACCGGGGCATGATACGGGCAAGGTCATCCAGCACAGCGTCGAGCCGGTCGGGTTCGATGTGTTCTAGGACATCAATGCAGCAGACCATATCGGCTTCTTGCGGGTCGCCGTACTCTGGGAAAGCAGGGTCATAGGGTCGGTAATCAATCGAGATGCCCGCAGGCTCAAGGGCGCGTTGCAGGTTCTTCTTGCCAGCACCGTAGTCGGACAACGACTTGATGCCGTTATCTACAATTAACTTTGCAACGATGGGCGCAAAGGCAATGGAAGCCACGCCATAGGCGGGATTGGTGTGCAGTTCAACCTGCTGGGCGCGGTACTCGTCGGAGATAGTAGTCATGCTTGCATCCTTCCCTGTAGGGGTCTAGCATTATCGTACCATAGGGGAGAGTTATGGCTGCTCACGAAAAAACCGCTGCGCTTTTTGTCGGAACTATGTTCCACAGCGCAACCATCACACACCTTCAGCACCTTGCTACTAAATCCTTCGCGCAGCACATGGCGCTCGGGGAATACTACGAATCCATCCCCGACCTTGTGGACAAGTACGCCGAGGCGTATCAGGGACGCTACGGCATCATCACGGGCTACGATGTCGAGTTCCACAAGAACAGCAACCCGAAGGCGTATGTGAAGTCGCTGCTGACCTTCCTCGACGAAATCAAAGGCTCACTCCCGAAAGACAGCGACCTTGTTAACCTGTTTGACGCGGTTGTGGATGCCGTGACGAGCCTCAAGTACAAACTCGAAAACCTCGAATAATGGCGAAGAAAGCGGAACCGTCAAAGTACGCTGCCGCGCTGCAATACCTCCAGCAGATGCGCGACCGTGCCGCTGATTTTGGTGGCGGGGTAGTCGATACCCTCGCAGACCGCGCACGGGATGTCGGTGGACTTGCCTACGAAGCCTTTACGAGCGACCCCAACATCGGGCGCATGACGACGGCAGAGTACGCCCAAGCCGCCGACCGCCCAACCCCTCGCCTAGACCAAGTTGCCCAAGACCTTGGCACCATTGGCAGGGCAATCGTCACGCAGCCGGTTCAGACGGGCAAGGCTCTCGTGCAGGGCGAGGTTGAACGCGCACGGCAGGCGATGACCAGCCCCCGCGCTGCCGGTGAGTACGCAGGGTCGATGGTTGACCCTATGCGGATAGCCGCCGCGCTACGCAAAACCGCCCCTATCGCTGAACTAGATGTGTACCACGGCACCCCGCACCGATTTGAACCGACCGAGGAAAACCCGTTAGGCGAGTTTGACGCATCCAAAATTGGCACGGGTGAGGGGCAACAAGTTTATGGTCACGGCATTTATTTAGCCGAAGCGCAAGATGTTGGTGACAGTTACCGCCGCGCATTAACACCACATCAAGTTACTTCTGATGCCGCGCAATCGTTGGCAAATTATGCAGTACGCCAACGACGCGAACCGGAAGCGGCAATTCAATGGTTAGAAAAAGAGCGAAAGGCTTATAAAGAAACGCCGCCGCCAGAAACAATGAAGCAATACGACGATGCGATTGCGATACTGCGAAAAGGAAATGTTGAAAAAGTTGGTAATCTTTACAAAGCCGACCTCCCCGACGAGATGATAGACCGTATGCTCGATTGGGATAAGCCGTTGAGTGAGCAGCCGGAGTTTGTGCAAAAGGCGTGGGCTGATTGGCGTAACACCCCTCAAGCGCAAAAACTAGTAAAACAAATGGGTTCGCGTGGACTTTCAACGAAAGACTTGGAAAAAACATTTGGAAATCCAACTGGTGCAGCAATGCACAAATGGATTTACGAAGGATTCGGCTCATCAAAAGGCGGCGAAATGCCAAAAGTTGCGCAGTTCCTAAAGGACAAAGGGTTGGTCGGTGTTAAATATCAAGACGCAGGTAGCCGAGGCCAAGGAGGTAGCGGCACCCGCAACTTCGTCGTGTTCCCCGGTGAGGAAAAGAAGGTCAAGATACTTAAGCGGGATTAACAGGTTGATGCGGCACGGTAAATAGCAGTAAACTCAAGTAAATTGGATGCTCGTCCCCCGCGAGGACTTTTTATGGGGGACGGCTCACGATGCGTCCGTGCCTCGCACGGTGTGCCCGCCACCAAGACGCAAGCGGGCTGCATAAAATCCTTAACCCTTGCTACTGTTTCAGGTATGCTCCAATAGGTTAACGGAAACAAACACATGGCAGCGCGCACTAAAACGGTCAAACTGTCGGACGAGTGGAGGGAGCGCATCAGGGTCGCAGGCATCCTGCAACGCCTTGAGAGGGCCGCTATGGGCGAGGGCGATGTGACCCCTACCCAACTGAAGGCTGCGGAGATTGTCCTCCGTAAGACGCTCCCAGACCTTGCCAGAACCGAAGTGACCGGGGCAGACGGCAAGGAGCAGCAGATGGTTATCCGGTGGGGTACCCCCGTTGGCTGACATCCTGCTGCCGTACAACCCACGGCGGGCTTTCCTGCCATTTCACGATAGGAGCAAGCGGTGGGCGTGTTTAGTTGCCCACCGCCGCAGGTGCGGGTAAAACCGTTGCTGCAATCAATGACATCATTCGCGCCGCCATCATGTATCAGGGGCCGAATGGCTTATTTGCGTATGTTGCCCCTTACGCCAACCAAGCACGCCGCATCGCATGGGACTATTTTAAGTTTTATGCAAAACCCCTCATCGTAGATGCCAACGAACAGCAGATGACGCTGACGTTGGTTAACGGGGTCAAAATCAGTTTGTTCGGGGCCGATAACGCCGATGGGCAAATCCGAGGCTTGGGACTGTCGGGCGTGTACATGGACGAGTACGGCGACTTCAAGCCCTCGGTATTTGGCAATGTGATACGCCCTGCGCTCTCGGACAAACAAGGCTGGGCTGTGTTCGCCGGTACGCCGAAGGGCAAGAACCAATTCTGGGACATCTACGAGACGGCACGGCGCATCCCAGACGAGTGGTTTGTCCTGCGTCTGCCTGCCAGCGAATCAGGCCTGCTGCCCCAGAGTGAACTCAACGCGGCAAAGGCGCAGTTGTCGGAAGACCAGTACCTCCAAGAGTACGAATGCAGTTTCGAGGCGGCTATCCTCGGCGCGTTCTTCGGCACAGAGATGCGACAGGCAGAGCCGCGTATTAACGAGCGTGTAGTCTTTACGGAGGGGTATCCGGTACACACCGCATGGGACTTGGGCTACCGCGACGACACGGCTATCTGGTGGTATCAGGTCGTGGGCGGCGAGGTGCGCGTCATCGACTTCTTCGCCGTCTCGGGTGCAGACATCCGCGCCATTGCAGAAGTGGTTGTAAACAAGGGTTATCAGTATGGCAAGCATCACCTGCCGCATGACGCACGGGCGAAGTCGCTTCAAACGGGGCGCAGCATCGTAGAGCAGTTGGCTGACCACCTTGGCATCAACCATTTGTCTGTGGTGCCGAACATCGGCTTGCAGGATGGAATCCAAGCAATTCGTCAAATGTTGCCCCGAACTTGGTTCAATTCCGTAAAATGTGGCGACGGAATAGAGGCTTTACGCCAGTATCAACGAGAGTATGATGAGGACAAGAAAGCGTTCA